TTGGCTATCCTTGATGTCCTGTGGTTTTGTTCCGCAAGTGTCGAGAATTTCAAAACGCTCTTGCTGTTTGCGGAAAAAACTTGGGCAGACAGTGTGGTGCAGGTCTTCGATTTGCTCGTTTGTTAGCCCGTTCATGTCGCGTCCTCCTCTTCTCTTTCGATGGCGTCTTGGCAGCGCTCGCAATCCACTGCGTCAGCATTGTTTCCGGTTCGCAGTACATAGAAATTGCGAGATGCATTACCGGGTGCTGGCCGCGCCCCTCTGGCAAGGTCGTCGCGAGTCTCAAACCAACGCCCACATAACGTGACCTCATGCATCATCAGATGGTCGTCCAGCTTCCTGAAAGCATGGGTGCGTGTCGCCCATTTCGCTGTTAGCATCGACCTAGCTCCTGCGCGAGGAGGCGTGCTCCACGCCGTGGTAGCGGCAGAGGCGGCGGAAACTGCTCTCGCCCGTTCTATCGCCTATCTCCTCGCGTAGGAGGCGGACTGCCTTGAGACGACGCCCTGCCGGCGTGAGGCGGATGTAATCACCCTCATATCCACCGCGCGGTGCGCGGTTACCGAGTTGGTAATGGCGTCCTCTCACGAGCCCTCGTTCTTCCAGTAGCTCACGAAGCTGCCGAACATAATCCGGGCCTTTTTTAGTCCAACGGCCGCTGCCGGTATAATAATTAGGCTCGACACCAGCCGGCTGCGCGAGGAGCAGCGCCAGCAGATCGCGCTGTTTTCGGCGCAGTTTGGTCGCTTTCGTCTGCGGCCGAGGCTCCAGCCCTGGCTCTCCTCTCCAATTGCATCTCGGGCACGGCTGTGCCAACCCGGCCGCTAGTTCCGCAACGTTTGGCGGCAATTTTCCCATGCCATAGAAATTGGCGCCGCAGCCTGCGCAGAGATGCAGGCTGCCAAGGTCTTTCGTAGTCATGTTGTTATGGGTCATCTCTCTCTCCTGGTTGGCGTGGGGGTTTAGTTAAACATCTCGGAATCGAGGAATGCATCCCGAACACCGTCCGGGATGATATCGCTGCGTGCGGCGAAAATTGAGGTGCCATTGTCGCGGCAATAATCAATTCGGTCTGACGTGGAACAGGAATCCCAATAGTCTATCATCGCGTCCCATTGGGCGTCCGAATATGCCATCTCATCCAGCACGGGATAGTCAGCAAGCGCACATACGATCTCGGCCGCTTCGATTAGCATAGCGTTGGGGGCGTCGTTTTTAACGATTATATATTCAACCCAACCAACAGCCCAATGCGATGCTCGGAAGTCATGCGCCGGCGCCCCGTTCTCGTGATCTGTAGGGTTCATGCGCTCTAATGTTTCCAGAATAGCGGCATAATTGACATTAACGAGTATTTGCGAATCCCTATTGCGGGAATAAATAACATAGTCCCCCAGTGGGCTATACCCGCCGTAATCGTTCTGATGTTCCCAGGCGGTTCCCTGTAGAACCTCTTTCGCTCTTTCGATTGATAAGGTCATCTCTCTCTCCTAGTTGGTGTGGCTAGACGTACTCGATGTCAATCACGCAATCCGCCGCGGCTGCAGATGCGGTCTCGGCTTTGCGTGGGCCGGTAATTTCCCACGTCCAGTAGAAGTCATTGTCGAAACACAGGGCATTCGTTACCAGCTTTGTCTCATAGAGATTGTACTTAGCCAGAAATGCGTGCGCCGCAATGCAATGGTTCTCGGTAGAGCCACAACTGTAGTCATACGGCACGGTCACGCGGTTTTCACCGTCCGTTGCAACAAACCGCGAGCCTCTTGTGTCAGTGGGACCGTGGTATCTGGTGCGGATTGCGCTTTGCGCTGTTGGAGTTGTCATGTCTCTCTCTCCTGCAGGTTAATCTTTCTGGCTGACCTTAAGCGGAGCCGCAAGAAGTCGAGCGTGGTGTCTGCGATGAGCTGGCCAAGGGCACGGTCCCGCCTGGCGGGCTGGCGCCAATCCTGGCGCAGTCCCTAGCCATGATTTGACGTGCCGCTCTGCCGCCTCGCGCGTGCCATAGGCGCAGAGCGTGACGAACCCTTGCGAGCATTCCCAGATGATCACTGTGTCGCCGATCTTGAACTCTTCCGGCCAGGCTTCCGCCTCGTCTGCGTCGACCGTGAACACATCAAACCATGTGCCCTCGCCGCTTTCGTCCATATCTGGCGACCAGGCTTCCCCGTCGCCACCCATTACCAGCTCCCAAAAGTATTCCGCGGCGCTGGTCTCACCCTCGAATTTTCCAGGGTTGTTGTGAGCGGTATATTTTGCTGTATTGATCATCTCTATTCCCTTCTCTCTCCGTAAACGTGGTCACACAATACCGACCAGCGTGCCTGGCGTCAATGGGAAAAGCGTCCTGACGTGGGAGCTGCGTGTAAATAACCCGCGAGCCCTTACGGTGCGCGCGTTTCACGCCATACAAATTGCGCAGCGAACGGCCGGTATCGGCGGCCGCGCTTCCCAACGCACCGGAATTGTGGTCGACGTCGTTACGATCGGCGCGCCGATTCCTCCCCGGTGGCGTCGCTCTCTCTCTCTCCCTGCCGAGCTGCCGCGCGCAGCTCGGCTCTTTTGTAGGTGTCGCTGAATGGCTGGCAAGTTGTCGAAGGCGAAGATGGCAGGCGTCTGTGACGAACTCGCCAAGGGCAAGTCGCTGCGCAGCATATGCGAGGGCAACGACGCTATGCCGGCATGGTCGACGGTCTTGCAAGCCGTGCAGCGATCCGAGGCGCTGTACGAAATGTACAGCCGCGCGCGGGCGATCGGCGCCGAGGTGCTTGCCGATGAAATGCATGATCTAGCGGCCAGCCCGCTGCCAGCCAATGCCGACCCGCGCCTGGCCAATGCCGAGGTGCAGCGTCGACGCGTCGAGATTGACACGAAGAAGTGGACCTTTAGCAAAATGCAGCCGAGAGGCGTGCGGCACCAGAAGGCTGACGTCGAGCCCGAGAGCGGCCCGGTCGTGTTCGTCTGGGGTGGCGGCAGTGACGCCCCGGTCAGCGACGACGGCGAGCGGCGCACGGCCGACGTGGTCCAGCTAGTGAGCGAGGATGACGGGTGAAGCGCGCGCCGACGGCAGGCGCAGCAGTACGCGCGTGGGCCGGCCCCCCCCCAAAGCTCTTTGTTTTTTTCGAGCTGCGTGCAACCGATCTGCAACGCGCGGCCGGCAAGTCGTTGCCCTGCCTAGCCGGACCGTCAGGCTGCTGACCTGACTAGGGTGCCAATTTCCCTGGCGGCCACCCCCACCCCCCAAGAGATTGGGGCGCTCTCTTAGGGCGTATTACACGTCCAAAACTGAGGCTCGCCGTGTCGAAGCGCCGCCGGCCACGTCGTCGCAATCCGATGGCCCGCACCCTGGCGGATCGCGGCTACCGTCAGCGCGTCGTGCCGAGCGCCAAGCTGTACAAACGCAAGCCGAAGGTGGCACGCCATGATCCAGACCCTGGTTGACCTGGACGAGTTGGGCCACGACGCCGGCTTCTGGTATCTCGCCTCGCCGTACAGCGGCTACACGCCGCGCGTTCACATGGACACGCCGGCTCGCCTGGCGCAGGCGTTTGGGATTGTCGCCGCGGCTGCTGGCTGGCTTATCGGCCAGCGCGTGCCGGTGTTCTCGCCGATCGCACACTCGCACGCCATTGCCGAGGCGTGCAGCCTCGACCCGCTGTCACTCGACGTTTGGCTGCCGGTCGACGAACCGTTTATGACCGCGGCCACCGGGCTGCTGGTACTGGAGCTGCCGGGTTGGCGGCATTCTGCAGGAGTGAAGGCCGAAATGACGCACTTCCAGATGGAGGGAAAGCCCGCCTGGCTGCTGCCCTGGCCGTCGAACTGCGGCGGCCGCTGATGCATTACCACGCCTACTCGGTGCCGGAAGACGACGGCGTCACGCTCTACGTTCAGCTCAAGGGCTTTGCCACGGCGGCCGCAGCAGCGGACTTCCTGCGTGAGCTGATGGAGCCGTTCGAGGACGACGCTGACGGCGGGGTCGCGCATTGACCACAAAGATCGAGATCGACTATATGCCGCGGCCCTTGCAGGCCAAGCTGCACCAGATGCTCGACAAGAACAGGTTTAATGTACTGGTCTGCCACCGTCGGTTCGGCAAGACGGTCTGCGCAGTCAACCACCTGATCAAGCGCGCCATCGAGGAGACCAAGCCCAGCCCGCGGCTGCACTACATCAGTCCGACCTACCGCCAGAGCAAGCTAGTGACGTGGGACTATCTGCGCTCGTTCACCAGCGCCATCCCCGGCACGAAGTACCACGAAACGGAACTGAGGTGCGATCTGCCCAACGGCGCGCGAATTACGCTGCTGGGATCGGAAAACCTTGCCGGCCTGCGCGGCATTTACAGCGACTTTTGTGTCATCGACGAGGTGGCGAACTGCCCAGAAAGCCTGTTTCCAGAGATAATCAGGCCAAGTTTGAGCGACCGCAAGGGCGGCGCGTGCTTTATCGGCACGCCACAGGGTCACAACTATTTTCACGACCTTTGGGAGGCCGCTGCCAGCACCAAGGGCTGGGCGCGGGCAATGTACAAGGCCAGCGAGACCGGCATTGTCGACGACGACGAGCTGGAGGCCGCTCGCGCGACCATGACCGCCGATCAGTACAACCAGGAATTTGAATGCTCCTGGGTGGCAAACGTACCCGGCTCGGTGTTCGGCAAGGAGCTGCAGGACGCCGACGACGCCGGGCGGATCACGACCGTTCCATGCCTCGAAGACCACCGCGTCGATACTTACTGGGACTTAGGGATGCACGACTACACCGCGATCTGGTTCGTGCAGAACGTCGGCCGCGGCACCGTGCATATTGTCGACTTCTACCAGAACCAGGGCGAAGGGCTGCCGCACTACGCCCGCGTCCTCGACGAAAAGGGCTATCTCTACGGCAGCCACTACGGGCCGCACGACCTGGAGGTGCGCGAGCTTGGCACCGGCAAGAGCCGGCGTGAGGCGGCGCACAATCTCGGCCTGACCTTCCGCGTCGTGCCGCGCCTGCCGGTCGAGGACGGCATCCACGCCGCGCGGCTGCTGATTCCGCGCTGCTACTTCGATCGCGACAATTGCCGCGAGGGCCTGGAAGCCCTGCGCCACTATCACCGTAAATATAATGAGCATACGAGGAAATTTCGCGACCAGCCGGTCCACGATTGGTCAAGCCACGCCGCCGATGCGTTTCGCACCGCCGCGGTCGGCCTTGAAGGCACACGCATGAGCACCGGCCGTGCGCCGCAACGTGACGCCGAGATGGCGTACAACCCCTACGAATATGGAGCCGCATGATGGGTTTCTTTTCTGCACCGAGTCCGCCACCGCCACCGCCCGTGCCGCCGGTCCCGCCTGATCCGCCGATCAAGCCGAAGGACACTAAGGCCACCGAGCGCGTCGAGCGCACGCGGCGCAACAAGCGCGGCTTGCGTCAGGCCAACGTCACGGGTGGCCTGCTGACCACGGCGCCGACAACCAAGAAAACCTTGCTGGGCCAATAAATTGGACGATCCCCGCGCATCGGCGCTGCTGAAACGATACACCACGCTGCAGTCGCAGCGCAGTCACTGGGAATCGCACTGGCAGGAAATCGGCGACTACATCTGCCCGCGCAAGGCGGATATCACGAAGAAGCGTTCGGGCGGCGCCAAGCGCACCGAGCTGCTGTTCGACGGCACGGCGATCCACGCCGCCGAGCTGATGTCGGCCAGCCTGCACGGTATGTTGACCAACGCCGCCACACCGTGGTTCGACCTGCGCTACGAAAACAACGAGCTGAACGGTGACGACGAGGCCAAGGAGTGGCTGGAGGGCGCCACCGACGTCATGTACCAGCACCTGGCGCGGTCGAACTTCCAGGAGCAGATTCACGAGTTATATTCCGACCTCGTGACGTTCGGCACCGCGGTCATGTTCATCGAGAATGACGAGAACGACGGTTTCCGCTTCAGCACCCGCCACATTGCCGAGTGCTTCGTCTCGGAGAACGAGCAGGGGCGTGTCGACACGGTCTTTCGCAAGTACAAGACCACGGCACGCGCCGCCGTGCAGCAATTCGGAAAGGCAAAGGTCACACAGCGCATAGAGAAATTGGAAACTGATGACCCTTACGCCGAAATCGAACTGCTGCACATTGTCATGCCGCGCGAGGATCGCGATCGGCGCAAGAAGAACACGCGGAACAAACCGTTTGCCAGCCTACACATTGACCCCGACGAGAAGGCGGTGCTCGGCGAGAGTGGGTACGACGAGTTCCCCTATTGCGTGCCGCGGTTTCTGAAAGCCTCGTTCGAGATCGGCTACGGGCGGTCGCCGGCAATGACGGCGCTGCCCGACACGAAAATGGTCAACAAAATGTCCGAGGTGGTCATTCGCGCGGCGCAGTTACAGATTCACCCGCCGCTGATGGTGCCTGACGACGGCTTTATGCTGCCGGTGCGCACCACGCCGGGCGGTCTGAACTTCTACCGCTCGGGAACGCGCGACCGCATCGAACCGCTGAACATCGGCGCCAACAACCCGCTCGGCGAGGTGCAGCTCGAACAGCGACGCACGGCCATCCGCGCCGCGTTCTACGTCGACCAGTTGATCCTGGGCCAGGGGCCGCAGATGACGGCGACGGAAGTCATCCAGCGCACCGAGGAAAAGATGCGCCTCCTCGGCCCGGTTCTCGGACGCCTCCAGGCCGAGCTGCTTCAGCCGCTCATCGGCCGTTGTTTCGCCATCCTGGCCAGGCAGAAGGCGTTTGCCGCCGCGCCGGCCATGCTGAGCGAGGGCAACATCGACATCGAGTACGTCAGCCCGCTGGCGAAGGCGCAGCGCACCGGCGACGTGCAGGGAATACTGCAAATGATCGAGTTCCTGATGCCGCTGATGCAGCTCGACCAGGGCGTGGCCGACTACCTCGACACCGACGGCCTTGCCAAGCATATCATCAAGATAACCGGCACGCCGGCAGTGGTGGTGCGCGGCGATGGCGAGGTGGCCGGCATCCGCGCCAACCGGGCGCAGGCCATGCAGGCCGAGGCCGAAATGGCGGCTGCACAGCAGATGGCGGGCGCGGCGGGCGCCGCTGCGCCGGCCCTGCGCGCGGTTGACGAGACCGAGCTGGGTCAGCAGATCGTTGAGGGTGTCGCATGACGCCGAAGGAGCTGCGCCAGACCTACCGCGCGGTGCTGATGAGCGAGGACGGCGAGAAGGTGATCGAAGACCTGAGCGCCCGGTTCGGGCTTTACACGTCCAGCTTCACGCCGAACTCGGACGAGACGGCTTTCCGAGAAGGCCAGCGCGATGTCGTGCTGTTTCTTCTCTCGATGACCAAGGATCAGAAACCAAAGGAGTGATAAAATATGTCTGACGAACAGGTAGCGGAAGCTCCGGCAGACGCCGGGGAAGCACCGTCTGGAGACACAGACTGGCGGGCAGAACTGTCGCCGGAACTTTCGACCGACCCGTCGTTGCAGCATATCGGCAGCGTCGAGGCGATGGCGAAAAGCTACATCAACGCCCAGAAGATGGTCGGCGCCGAAAAGCTGGCGATCCCCGGCACCTGGGCCACGGACGAAGACTGGGACTTGGTCTACAACAAGCTGGGCCGGCCTGCCGCTGCCGGCGACTACGATCTGGGCGAGGCCGAGGGCGAGCTGACGGACTGGTTCCGCGATGCGGCGCATAAATCCGGCTTGTCGGACAAGCAGGCCGCGGCCCTCGCGACGGCATACGACGAGTTCGCCAACCAAGCCGGCGTCATGTCCGAAGAGGCGATGAAAACCGCTCGCGCCGACGTCGAGACCGAGCTGCGCAAGGAGTACGGTGGCGCTTACGACGACAAGATGGCTC